GTAACAGCTGTGAAAAGAACAACTAGACATTCGGATACGCCTCAAATTTCGGTGCCACACGATCGTAGAAGAGTTACTATGAGTGATTATGAGTTCGCGGATCTTATCGATAATCAAGATAAGATTAGAACTCTTATCGATCCAACTTCAAGTTATGCTTTAAGTGCAGCTTACAGTCTTGGTCGCGCGCTTGATGACGAAATTATCAGCGCAATTTCAGGAACTGCATTTACTGGTGAGACAGGCAGCACATCTGTTGCTTTACCATCAGCGCAAAAGATAACTGAAGCATCAACAGGTGGTTTAACAATCGACAAACTAAGAAACGCTAAAGAAATCTTAGATAGTGGTAATGTTGATCCATCGATCCCAAGATACATTGTTGTTGGTCCAAAACAAATTTCTGATTTGTTAGGAACAACTCAAGTAACTTCATCTGACTTCAATAGTGTTAAAGCACTAGCGAACGGTGAAGTTAATTCGTTCTTAGGATTTAACTTTATAGTTTCGAACAGACTATCAATCGCATCTTCTAAAAGACTTTGCCTAGTTTACGCTATGGACGGAGTTAAATTAGCAGTTGGTCAAGATCTGATGACAAGAATAGACGAGAGAAGTGACAAAGGTTACGCAACTCAAGTTTATGTTTGTATGTCAGCTGGAGCAACTCGAATGGAAGAGTCGAAGGTCGTAACGATCGAAGCTCACGAAGCGTAATAGGAGGATATAATTATGGCAAGTGTTAAAGGTTCAAATTTTACTAATGCTACAGCTGATCCAGTTATTAAAACTGAAAGCAGCGCGTGGACTGGTAAAATAAGAGTACAATACGACAGCTATGAGGCTTCTTCATTAGCTTCAGGCTCGGACATATCAGTCGCGAGATTACCAAAAGGTGCTAAAATTTTTGATGTAGTAATACATCACGACGCTTTAGGATCAGGTGTAACTCTTGCGGTAGGTGATGGTGACGACGCTGACAGATTAATTACAGCAACAGCAGCTGCTACAGCTGGTAAAGTTGTAATGTCAGAGGACGGCGCTATCGATGGTTTCGCTTACGAAACTACTGCAGAAACTGATATTTTAATTACTACAGGCGGTGGTACTGCTACTGGAACTATCAAAGTTGCAGTGATGTACACAGTTGAGTAATTAATCATCATATTTAGCTTGGCGGTTAAAGCAATCGCCAGGCTAACAAATTTTAATGAAATATATAATCATATTATATTTGTGTTCCTTCAATGGACCACAACCAGAATGTTTACTTGGACAAGTACAAAAAGCAGAATTTAATACTTACAGTGAATGTATTTTAGAAGGATATTCTTTATCAAGACAATCCTTATCAAAATTAAATAAAGACGAAATTAACGATTTAAAATTAGCAATAAGATTTCATTGCAAAGAAATTAAAGTGGAGAAAATATAAATGGCATCAGTTGTAGATTTGTGTAACTCAGCATTAAATTTGTTGGGAGCCAGCACCATCAGTGCATTAACAGATGATACTAAAAACGCTCGTCTATGTAATCAAAGATACGAGCCAGTAAGAAATAGAATTTTTAGATCACATCCTTGGAACTGTTTAATTAAAAGAGTTCAATTAGCTCAAGACAGTGCAGCTCCAGTAATAGAATTTAGTTATCAATATACCTTACCGTCAGATTGTTTAAGAGTTTTAAAGATACACAATGGAACAACAGACAGTATTCAATCGGATCTTGAATATAAAGTTGAAGGTAGAAAAATTAAAACTAATGAAGGAACAATTTATTTAGTTTATGTAGCTGTAGATACGGATCCAAATAATTACGATACTTATTTAGCTGAAGCTATCTCACATCAACTCGCTGCAGATCTTGCTTATGCAATTACTAACAATGCAACGTTAGCTAATAATTATATGGCTAGAGCTGATGAGCGATTAAGAGAAGCTAGATTTATTGATGCTACAGAGAACTCAGTTGATACGATTGAGGCTAATGAATTTACGGATGCTCGACTGTAAAAAAAATGGCGACCGAGCCGTCAAACTCAATCGCCATTTATTGCTGTTACTAGTGTTTTCGTTAATGATCTTTAAGTTCGTTTAACCTCCAAAGTTTGACCTAAAGACCAACTCAACAATAAATTTTTAAAATAACTTTTCAAATTTTATGCCTAGAACAACTCTTGCTTTAACCTCTTTTGTAAGTGGTGAATTTTCTGCTAAATTAGACGGTAGAACTGATTTTGCTAAATACCAAACAAGTTGTAAAACTTTAGAAAATTTTTTAATTCATCCTCAAGGTGCAGCAACTAGACGTGTTGGAACACAATTCATATCTGAAATAAAAGATAGCACTAAGAAAACAAGATTAATTCCTTTTGAGTTTTCTACAACGCAAACTTATATTTTAGAATTTGGTAATCAATATATTCGTTTTTATAAAGATAAAGGTCAGATCCTTTCAGGTGGATCAGCTTATGAAATTAGTTCACCTTATTTAGAAGCTGAATTATTTGATATTAAATTTGCACAGAGTGCAGATGTTATGTACATCGTGCATCCAAATCACGAAACTAGTAAGCTTAGTAGAACTGGACACACATCTTGGACATTAACTGAAGTTGATTTTGTAGATGGTCCTTATTTAGCATTAAATACGACATCGACAACGATGACACCATCGGCAACGACTGGAACTGGAATTACTATTACTGCCAGCGCTAGCGCATTTGTTTCAACAGATGTTGGTCGATTAATAAATTTTTCAAACGGTTATGCAAAGATTACTGCTTATGCTTCAGCAACTTCTGTTACTGCAGATGTTAAAGATGATTTTGATACAACAACAGCAACAACAGATTGGAGCCTAGGTGCTTTTTCTGATACTACTGGTCATCCTAGTTGTGTATCTTTTTTCGAACAACGATTAGTATTTGCTGGCACAACAGCTGAACCACAAACATTATATTTTTCTAAATCAGGTGATTATGAAAATATGACTGCTGGCGTTAATGCAGATGATGCTATGATTTATACTATTGCATCAAATCAAGTTAACGTAATTAGATTTTTAAAAACACAAAGAACTTTAATTGTAGGAACTGTTGGAGGTGAGTTTACGGTATCAGCAGATGGAACTGATGCGGCTGTTACACCAACTAATATAACTATTAAAAGACAAAGTTCTTATGGTTCTGCAAATGTTGATGCAATAGCAGCGGGTAATGCTGTTTTGTTTTTACAAAGAGCAAAAAGAAAAATTAGAGAATTAAGTTATAATTTTGACGTCGATGGGTATCAAGCCGCTGACCTCACCATACTTAATGATGTAGTTACTAAAACTGGTGTTAATGAAATGACGTATCAACAATCACCAGATAGTATTTTATGGTGTGTACGTGATGATGGCGTTTTAGCTGGTCTAACTTATTTAAGAGGTGAAGAAGTTATTGCTTGGCACCGACATATTTTAGGTGGTGCATTTGGCAGCGGTAGTGCAGTTGTTGAAAGTGTAGCTAGTATTTCAGGCTCATTAAATGAAGATGAATTGTGGGTTATTGTTAAAAGAACAATTAACGGTGCTACTAAAAGATATATAGAATGTTTTGCTGATTTCGATTTTGACGAAACTACACCAACAGATTTTAGATTTTTAGATAGTCATTTGACTTATAGCGGCTCCGCTACCACATCATTATCAGGATTAGATCACTTGGAAGGTCAAACCGTTTCTATCCTAGCGGATGGTGCAACACATCCAACTAAAGTTGTATCGAGTGGATCTATCACTTTAGATCGTGCTACAGAGAAAGCAGTCGTTGGTTTATCGTACGATAGCGTACTGCAAACGATGAGAATTGAAGGCGGAGCAGCCGAAGGAACCTCACAAGGTAAAACAAAAAGAATTAGTAAAGTGGTTTTAAGATTATTTGAAACCGTTGGTGTTAAAGTTGGTCCAAGTCTAAGTAATTTGGAAGCTATACCATTTAGAACCTCATCAGATCCAATGGACACGCCAGTATCTACTTTTATTGCTGGTGATAAAGAAATTGAATTTAATGATGATTTTAATTCAGATGGATTTATTTTTATAAAACAAGATCAAGCGTTACCGTGTTCAGTGTTAGCCATATATCCGACTTTAGTCACCAGCGATGGATAAAAATATAAAACTATTTGAACAACATCACGCAGAAGAAATTATAGCCGAAGGTCTTAACGATAAGTTAATGGAAATAGACGCAAGCTATAAAGAAAATCGTATTTGTAATTTTTCTAAAAGAGGACAAGCGTTTACTTATTTTTTAAATGATAAACCAGTGTTTGCTTGTGGCATTGTACCGTTATGGCAAGGCGTTGCCGAAGCTTGGGTATTAGCTGGTAAAAATATTTTTGATATTAAAATATTAGCAGCCAAAACTATTAAACAATTACAAGATCAAACTTGTAAGAAATATAAAATAAAAAGATTAC